CAACTCCCATTATACTTTTCCACCTTTCATAAAAGCTCTACCAAGACCACGTTGTGCCATTCCACCACCTTTATATCCTTTATTTAATTCTCCAATAACTCTTTTTTTCTCAGCTCTTCTATTAGGATTCATTTTTTCAGCGTCAAGACGACCTACCTCTTCTAATAAATTTGCTCTTCCGCCTATGTTATATTTTTTTCTAATAATCTCTTTTCCTTCTTTGGTCCTTTTTGCTCTTCTCTTAATGTAATTCATTTTTTCAGATTCAGTCATTCTGCTCTTGTCCAAAAGATCTTGATATCTTTTTTTCTTTTCAGGATCAGTTATAATTTTTGGTTTTCTAGGATAAGTTATTCCTGGCTTTTTTGGACGGTCTCTTTCAGGATCCATTGGTTTTCTAGGAAAAGTTTTAAGTTGTGGTTCTTTTATTTTCCATTTTGCTGGTCTTCTTTTTGAAGATTGTTTATCGTCTAAAGAACCTGTTTCTACAATTTTAATTGGCATAAAAATTTCTCCTTATTATTTATCCATAGTGCTAACAGCTGAATAAGCTCTTTTGCCCGCAGCTTTTTCTGCACCTTTAGATTCATCTCGTCTATCTTTAAAGCTTTGAGATTTTTTACCATCTCTTGCGCCTAAAGACTCATCAAGTCTGTCATTGTATCCTTGTTTCTTAGAAGCTGACTTCTTTGCATAAGGGAATCTGACATTTGATCTAATACCGTTTTGTCTCATATTTTTCTCCTAGTTAAGTTTATTATAACTTATCTTATTAGACAAGTCTATTTTTTTCCGTTCCTAAATATCTGCGTACCTTTTATACCAAAAATACTCGCGCAGACAAGAATCCATAAATTTGTAAACCAGCTCGGAAGTGCCTGGAAATGCTCAAAGAATACTTTTATCTTGTCCATGGCTGCCGGATCGTCCGACCAGACCCCATATGCGAGCACCAAAATTGGGAGTGTGAGAATGCAAAGTACGACCTCGTCCTTAAAATCTGATTGACGAGCTTCTAAAAGTTTTCCCTGGTATTCTGTTTCTCCACGGGCCATCTTAGATGCTGCCATGTGCTGTGCATCAGCCATAGCCATCTTAGTTTCTTGTTTCTTTTTGTAAATATGCGTACCTGCGTTTAAAGCAAGTTTAACTGCTGATAACCACATACTAAAACCAAGTAGCTGATTGTTTTCTAGCTTTGCCTGTACCTTTAACAGTTACTTTATCACCAGTTGGGATAACGTTTCTTGCTCTAGTGACATCAGCTTTACTTCTTTTGTCATAGACAACATTCTGTTTAGGAACCGCAACCTTTGTAGACTTTTGGTAGTTTTTCATATTTTTCTCCTGTTGGTTTCTTATACTATCTCTTAGGACCTTTCAAGGTCTTTACATCTTTACGTTTCATCTGATCTGAATATAGTTTGGTATCCGCAGATAATAAAGCTTTATCCATAGCTGTTTCGTCTCTCATTTCAGCTAAGTCTTGATCTTGCTCCATTTTCTCTTCAGTCAAATCTCTATCTTGTACAAGTTTAGCTGTATCAAGAGTTAATCTATTTTCATCTTCCATTATTTTTCTTTCAGTCTCCCTAGCTTTTAGATCAACTTCTCTTTCCTTTAATTTAAGTAATGGATCATGATCGAATTGAGATGTTATTTGTCTCTCTTCCTTCATAAACTCTTCAGTCATTTCTGCAATCAACACAGCTTTTCTAGCTTCTATCTGTTGAGACATCATTTGTAAATCAGCTGCCGCTTGTGGATTCTGCGGAGCCATTTGTTGAAGTTGTTTCATCTGTTGCATTTGTTCTCTATATTCTAACTGCACTTGTTCTTGTGCCATTAAACTTATGTGTTCTAAAATATTTTTCTGTAATGCACCCATAACCATTGGAGCATTTCTAACCATGTTAGTTGCCATAAAATTTAAGTGTGAAGTAATGTGTGCTCTATGATCTTGTCCTGGAAAAGCTTGAAAAGGTTTACCACCTAATGCATCTATATTTTCTATAGCTGGATCTTTAGGAGCATTTGGTGGAGGAGGTGGTAATATTGCATCAATATTCTTAACTCCAATTGCTTCATACATAGTTCTATAAACATTATACATGTTGTGCATTTGTGGATTAGTGGTTGCTAATTGCATTTCAGTTTGTGCTAATGTGATTCTCTGTGACATTGAGAATATATTAGGATCAGCAACAGGTAGAATATCTACTCTGTCATCAAAGTCCATTTGCTTAATGGTCCTTGCACCACCGACAACATCATAAGGATATTCTGGTGGTAAGTACTGTGCAATAATAGTGGCAAGTAATCCAAATTCTTTTTTCATTGCTGCATACAATCTTTTGTGTATTGCAGACATAACTCTTGATCCTCTCTCAAGAAGAGCAATCGTAGTTCCTACAGCTGCACCTTGATTACCATCACCAACTTGCATATCAGCAATAGCCGCGAATCTTTGTCCTGCGTTAACAACAATTCCTAACAACTGTAATAATGTTGGAGAAGGTTCTTTATAAGGTAGTGGAAAGAAAGCATCTCTTAAACTTCCACCCGGTGCATCTACATCTTTAAATTCACCTGGTTGAATTGGGTCCGCTTCATTCTGAACTCTAACACCTCTCTGCTTAAATCCTGCAGGTAAGTTAGCTAAAGTTCCAGCGTCTAATAATTGACGGAGAGCCGCCGTTGCCGTACGACTCAATCCGCCAATCATGTGAATGAGTCCGAATCCGTAAAATCCTAGTCCTGGCAGAAATTTGAAGTGGACGAAGTATTGGATTCTAGTTTTCTTCGGATCATTGGGCGCAAAGTTTCTCTTAATAGAGAGAACTTTTCTTGTACCTTCCTCAATTGTAACAATGTAAGGAAGTTTTATTCCAGTAGGTTCATTGTTTCCATCAACCTCCTCGAATCCTTCTAGATCTAAATTAACGTGACACTCTAACAAAGTATAGATAGGTTGTTGTCTACCTGTAGCTTTTGTTCCTTCAAGCTCACGTTCCTTTTTTTCTAATTCATTTGAATTCACCATTCCTGGTGGGCCTAATTCTATGTCTCTATAAAACCCAGAAACTTGTTGCTTTCGCAACTCGTTTTCTGGAATTTTAATTACATGAATAATAGCTTCCGCATCATCTAATGAGGTAGCTGTGTACGGAACTACTAATTCATCTGCAGGGACGAACTTTGAAACTGCTCTTCCCATGGTCATATCATAATAGATTTTTTTAAACGTTGATCCTGCTAATGGTAAATGAAACAACATCGAATCAAATTCTGGTTCGTATTCTTTCATCTTGTCCATAACAAGATAGTTCATATAATCTTTTACTCTTTGTGCTTGTAAATCGTTTGCCGGAGTTTGAACACCAATAACTTGAGTTCTAACCGGTCCATCTGCTGGTAATAATTCTTTGTACGCTTGTGCTTGGAACTGCTTCTGCTAGTACTGGGTGAGTTGCACCACTAGCTCCTTGAAATGGTTCTGTTCTTTGTTCGTATTTAAATCCTAAAAGATCTAAACCATCTCTATAAGTTTTCTCCCACTCTTTTCTAGAAGATTTATAATCTTGGTAATTACCAGCTTGTTCATTTCCAATTGGTTCTAAAACATCTTCTGGTAAAATATCTGCTAGGTTATCAAAATGATTTTCTGTGCCAGGAATGTTAATTGCACCTGGTTCAAAATCAATTGTTGCGCCACCATCTTCTTCAGGTGTAACTTCTACTGGTTGTTTTTCTGTAACTTCCTCTTGTACCGAAACCTCAGCTATTTCTTCTTCACTAGGAAGTTTAAACTGTGTTCGTGTATTAGGGAGTCCTTTATCTATATCTGCCATTTATACTCCTATGTATTTGTAACATAATATTTAAGATTTTCCAAGCCCTGTGGTTGTGGCCCAGATTCAGGGGGAATTGCATTAGGTCTTCTTATTCCAACTATTCCTCCGCCTGCATAACCTTTATATTGAAAAATTTCTTCATCAAAAGCATCCATTGCTGATCTTCTTTCTTTTGTTTTTGCTTCTCGATCTGCTATTCTTTTCATAGTAGCTATATCTTGTTGCTCTGCTTTATCCATTAAACCTTGATCATAAAACTGTCCACCTTCTAAATGAGGACTTGGTCTTAAAAAAGGTTGTATGTTTCTTACGTACTCAGCAAATTTATCGTCATAAACTTTTTGTTTTGCTCTTTCTACTCTTTTTTTAAGTCCAGGTCTTCCTGAACCAGGATTGGCTTGTCTTTGTTCTAAGTTTGTTAACTCGTCACCAAGTTCATAAACTTTTCTTCTTTGTGGCGCTGCTGATCCTTCTGGAAGCGCTGCTTCAAATTCTTCTTGTTCTGATAAAACTTTTTTAACTTTATTTTTTTCTTTT